AACGACGGCCTGATGGAGGCGTTCAAGGAGACCGAGGAGGTCTACGCCGCCAACATCCTCAACACCGCGACCACGTTCAACACCGCGACGCAAGGCGACGGCGTCTCGCTGATCAACACCGCGCATCCGATCGATGGCGGCAGCATCGCCAATCAGCCCTCTCCGGATGTGAGCTTGAACGAGACCTCGTTGCTCAACGCCGCGATCGTGATCCGCTCGACCTGGAAGACCAACGCGGGCCTCAAAATCCATGCACGCGGTCAGAAGCTGGTGATCCCGGCGAGCCTGGAGCCGATCGGCGCGCGGCTATTCCGTTCGGAATTGCGGGTCGGCACCGGCAACAACGACATCAACGCGATCAGGGAAATGGAGCAGTCCTTCAAGGAAGGCTACATGGTCTATGACTACCTGTCGTCTTCGTTCGCGTGGTTCGTGCTGACCAACCATCCGGGTCTGGTGTTCTTCCAGCGCAAGGCGTTCGAGACCGACATGAGCGTCGAGTTCTCGACCGACAACCTGCTGGTCAAGGGATATCAGCGCTATGTGCCGTCATATTACGATTGGCGTCACATTTTCGGAACTTTCCCGACCTCGTGATGGAGTGAACTCATGACCATCACTGCTTATTCCGGTCCGACTGTTTCGTTCGGCACCACGCCGACGTCGTCGGCGGGCACCGGCCTGCTCGGGGGCGACCTCGAACACAACGAGCAGCGTGCACCGGATTACTCTGATCTCGGCGACGCCATGCTCGATCCGCGCGTGGCGTATACCTATCAACCCGGCTCCGGCGTCACCGCGAAAAGCCTCGGCTTTTACAACAATGCTGGCGTGGTCGATTTCGTACCGGCGTCGATCAATTCCAGTGCATTCGTGGTCAATACTGCATCCTCGGGCGTGTCGACCTTCACGCTCGCCGCCGCGTCCTCGGCGGGCGGCACGTTCTCGACCACGATCATCGCGCCAGAGACCGGCAACGTGACGGGAACGCTGATCTGCATCGATTCCACGGCGACAGTTCTTAGCTTCGGTTCGGCCGGCACCTTGGCAGTGTGGAACCCCGCCGCTGGCGCGGGTCGCAACATCACGATCAAGCCGTCGAGTAATCTTGACGCGGGCACCTATTCGATCGCTGGCCGCGACATCTACGGCTACAAGATGACCGAGACCATCACTGCAGGTTCGACCAGTCTGGCCGGCAAGAAGGCGTTCAAGTATATCTCGTCGATCACCAATACGACGACGCCGACCTCGACCGGCATCCTGGTTGGCTTTGGCGATATCTACGGATTTCCGCTGGCGGTTCCGTATGTGGGGCTGAACTCGCAGGTCACCGTCAACACCTCGGCGAATATCTCGGTGCTATCGGCGCTGTCGACCACCAACGTCGTGCTCGCCTCAACGGCGGCGGTGCAGACCGCGACCACCGCTGATGTGCGTGGCACTTATGCGTCCTCGGTCGCCTCGAACGCCGTTGTTCGCATTCAAATGGTGGTTTCACCTGCGGCGACGGCAATTGCCGCGATCACCTCCACTAACGTGGCTCCGCTGTTCGGTGCAACGCAATTCTCATCGGTTTAGGAGAGGCGCGATGGCAAACCACACCAAGATGTCCTGCAAGGCCAAGGGCGGACGCGTCGCTTATTCCGGCGGATCGAGCAATGTCGTCAAGGAAGCCGACGAGATGAAGCGCGGTGGTAAGGCTGTCGGCAAGGTCGCAGGAAGCAAGGGCAAGCACCGCGTTCACAAGGCGCGCGGCGGCGGCGTCGGCTCGGACAAGAGTCCGATGAGTTCGGCCGGCGGCGGTGGCGCGACAAAACACCCTTTCAGTTCGGCGCATCGATAGAGGGTCGTGCCTCTGGTGGTAAGGCCGGGCATTGGATTTCGGGCGCGATCAAGCACCCCGGTGCGTTGCACCGGGCATTGCATGTTCCAGAGGGAGAGAAAATCCCGGCGAACAAAATGGCGAAGGCCGCGCACGGTAGTCCTCGGCTCCGCAAGATGGCATCACTCGCCAAAACCCTGAAAGGGATGCACCACTAGATGCCCCAGAATATTTTCAGGGCGACGGTTACGGGGCTTTCGAGCAACGCCAACAACGGCGCGCAAACGAACTCATCCGGTTTCCCGACCTATTACTGCGACATCGATCGGACGCCGTTTTCGATCGGCGTCGGTGTGACCATCAATTCGACTGCCGTGCTTTACAACATAGAACATTCTTTTGATTATCTAGGATACCTGTCATCGAACTTCGTCGGGTTTACGGCAAGCAACGCGACTTGGTTTCAGCATTCGACGCTCTCGGCGCAGACGTCAAATGCGAACGGAAACTATGCTTTCGGAGTCACCGCTGTTAGACTAAATGTTACTGCAGGGTCCAGCACGGGCACGACGACCATGACCCTTGTGCAGGCAGGTTAATATGGGCATGTCGATCGACCAGGGGCCGAACATCGATCTCTCTGCTATCATCGCGGGCGGTGCCGACTTTCTGGCGCGGATGCAGCAATTCAAGGATGCGAAGGAGACGGCCGAACAGGCGCTGGCCAATTTGGGTCTCGGCAAGGATGCGCGCGCGGCGCTTGATGAGGCCGCGCGGACACTCGATGAAGCCAAGAACAAGCGTGACACCGACCTCGCGGCGTTTATGAAGCAGACCACCGAGACCAGGACGGCGGTCGAGAGCTGGGCGACCGCGATCAGGGCCGAGGCGGCCAAGGTGCTCGCCGATGCACAGGCGCAGCTCGCCGATGCAAAGGCGAAGGCCGATGGCGCGAACACGGTCTATGCGGCGGCTTCGGGAGCAATGCAGAAGGCGCAGGACAATGCCGACGCCGTGACCGCGAGCGCGAAGGCGCAGGCCAACAAGCTTCTCGCGGACGCGCAGGCTCAGGCCGACGCAATGACGAAGAAGGCGCAGAAGGCGCAGGACGCGGCCGATGCGGCGATGTCGGAGGCGCAGGCGACCAAGGCAAAGTATGAAGCCGCCGTTGCGAAGCTGCAGGCGCTAACAACCGAGGTTGGGACATAGCGTGTGGCATACTACGATATCCTCATAGCCGCATGGAATTCATCGATCCAGCCGCCAGCCGGCGTGACCGGCACTGGCCTCTCGTCGGCCCAGTCAACCACCACCAAGCTAAACAATGTGAACGCGTGGACAGTCACGGGGGCGGTCCCGACATCCTTCACTGTTGTCGGCAGCCAACTCGCCAACTGTATTAACTGGGGTGAATTCGCAGTGCTGACGGCTACGCAGCAATCAAACTTGCTAGGCCTGTGCCAAATCCCAGGGCCGCTGACGGGAGGCAGCGCCAACGTGAGCCTGCTCACGGCTGGGATGATCGTGGCGTCTTTTCCTAGTTCTGGCGTGACGATTGCCAATCTGACCGCGCTCGCCAAGGCCACCACGCAATCGTGGGCTCAAGCAAATGGTTATAATTACGCCAGCAGCGTTGTAGGCAATATCAACAGCGGCGATCTCGCCGCCGCCAATAGCAGCATTGGAGGCCTAACCTAATGGCCACCAATTTCTTAGAAGCAACAGGCGGTTCTACTGCTGGATATTTCTCAGCGGTAACCACCTTGATGTCCTCGGAGTTCGTCAGCCTTGGCTCTAGCTTGACAGCCGTGAGCGCCTCGACCTTCACGTCTTCGGGAAGTTTTGGCCAAGCCATTTGGGGCGAAGTTGCCGTTACGCTAGCGGCTTCAGGAACGCCGACTGCGGGCGCATTTATATCCGGATGGTTCATGCGCAGCCTTGATGGCGGCACAACTTTTGAGTCAACGACCGGGTCGTCGGGTTTAGGCTTGCCTAGACCACCGGATTTTATCGTCCCGTATTCCACGCTTGCCTATGCTAGCTCTGCTGTCGTCTTCGCGAGCGGCATTGTGAAGATGCCGTGGTCTCCTGTTAAACTATGCATTTTCAATGGCATCGGCATCACCTTGCCGGCATCCACCAACGGATATTCAACGGTTAAAATTGGTCCGGTTGCGGTGCAATACTGATCGGGGGCTAAATGCAAATCCCGATCATTCCATTCAGGGGCCAGAAAAAACCTTGGGGTAGCATCCCGCGCATTAACTGGGCGCATCCGCTTGCGGCGAACTTGGCATCTTATTGCTACGATGCTGGCGGAGTTTTAATTGATTTAGTCAATGGCGGAGTTGGGTCCAACGTTACAGCAACAACAGCCGCAAGAGGGGTTGGATCATTTGGCTCTGGGTATAAGTACACCAGCGGCGGAGGTGCTATCAAGTTACCATTCACTTCGCGAATTAATAGCATTACACCTCCAGCATCTATTGCTTGTTCTTTTTTTGTAACTGCCGCTCCAGCGAGTGGTGTTTTCTTTGTTCTTGCAGACAGCGCTGGAGACAACCCCATTTATTGCGCCGCCGATAGCGACACCGTGATGCGACAGGGATTCAATAGCGGTCCTGGTGATCTTACCTATACGGTTGCATCTGTTATAAATGGCTACCATAGCATGGTGGGAGTAGGCGCAACAACTGCGTTGGTGCAGGCCTATTTCGATGGGGCATTCCAAACTTCCGCAGCGAACAATCCCACCGCTACCGCTCCGGGTGTGCAGCCAGTATTCAACTCATTTAATTCCGCCAGTTTGACCGGGAATACAACTGCCGGGTTTATTCATTATGGTGCTTTGTGGCGGCGGAAGATAACCTCCGCAGAGGCAATGCAATTACACAAAGACCCCTACTGCTTCCTGATTTATCCGGAAGACGAGATGTTTGCCACCTTGGTTGGCGTCGCTGCCGCCACGACCTCCGAGGACAGATTTCATCAGCCATGGTCGTCCGTTGGCAGGAGATATGCCATAATCGCGGCGGGGTGACCGATGTCCCATGGCCCGATATTTCTCTGGCAACTCATCTATCAGGCAAAGACCGACGTCGTTAATCGCGGAGCGCCGGAAACTGTCAGCGCTGACCGTTGGTTTCAACCATGGTCGCTTCCGGTCAGAGTTAAGCCGGCGCTGCCTGCTTCAGAGCAGCAATTCCTTGCCGCGCAGCCGAACCCGGTCATTTCGATCCCATGGTTCAACTGGCTCTCTGAGCCGGTTCGAGCGCGGCTAGGTCTTGCGGCTAGCGCGCAGCAAGTCCTTGCCCTCGCCAAGGCGGCACCATTCCCTGAGAGCGTAAGCGAGGATCGCTGGCATCAGCCATGGTCGGAGCCGGTTCGAACCAAGCCCGGTCTTCCTGTTGGCGAGCAGCAATTCTATGCCTTGCCGCTCAATCCGATCGTTCCGTTCTCTTCGTTCTCGCCATTCGTCGATCCGGTTCGACCGAAATCTCTTGGCGCGCATCAGCAGCAGGCCCTCGCGTTTACGGCGTTTGTTAGCACTGCCATTTCCGTCGACGGCTGGGGTTCGCAGTTCTCGCTGCCGCAACGCCAGTTGCTCGGTCTTCCGGCCGGCGAGCAGCAATTCCTCGCCTATACCGAAGCCGCGCCATTCCCGGAGACCGTCTCCGAGGACCGCTGGCACGAGCCGTGGGCCGAACCGGTCAGAACCAAACCGTCTCTCCCGGCCGGTGAACAGCAGGCCGTTGCCTTCGTTCCCGTCACTGCGACGCAGGTTTTCGAGGATAGCTGGCATCAGGGCTGGGCCGATCCGATCCAACTCAGCATTCCTTGGAAGACCGGAGATAACTCAAGCGGATTCGCTTCCGCACAAGCCATCGCGCCGACCGTCGATTCCTGGGGCCAGCCATGGGCTGAATTGCCGAAGCCAAAATCTGGGACGACGGCGGCAGTGCAGCAGGCGCTCGCGTTTGCGCCATTTACGCCTGCAACAGCAGTCTTTCAGCCATCGCAGCCGTGGACTGACCCGATCCAGCTCAGCGCATCATGGAAGACCGCCGATAACTCGGCCGGGTTTATCACGGTTCAATCTCAGGTCCCATCGATCGACGGATGGGGATCGCCATGGTCTGATCCGCCGAAGCCTAAGCCGGGGACAACGGCAGCGCTTCAGCAATTCCTTGCCTCTGTTCCGTTTGTTGCGACAGCAATCCCATCTGTCGATGGATGGGCGCAGCCATGGGCGACCCCGCCGAAGCCGAGGGCCAGCCTTAATGTCGCCGCGCAGCAGGCGCTCGCGCTCGATCCGGCCGTCTTCGTTCCCTCGATCGATAGCTGGCAAAATGCGCTGGCCGAGCCGGTCCGCGTCCGGTCGAGAGTAACCGCCGACGCGATCTTTTTCCCGCCGAATTTTACTGCCGCCGTCGCCCCAAACTTCGGCTACTTTGGGCCGTTCTCGGAGCCGCAGCGCCAGCTCGCCGGTTTGGCGGCGCGATATCAGCAGGACGCGGCCTATGGCTTCGTCCCCATCGTCCAGGGGTTTGTCTTCTTCTTCGGCAACGAGGAGCCGCTCCCATGGCCGGGCTTCCGAGGCAATCAGTTCATCCGCGAGAACTATGACTCATTCGTGTTGCCACCATTCCCGATCCCGAATCCGCCGCAGACACAGGCCAAGTTCACTGTCAGCGGCCCATCCGTCAGCGACCTATTCCCGGTCTCTGGCGTGGTCTATCCGTATGCGCCAGAGACGAGGAAGACCGTCCCGTGACTGAGAGGCTTAAATGGTTGTATGGGTTCAAAGTGTCGTCCCTTTCGTGGTCCCTCCCGCAAGCAATGTCGTGACTGACAATTTTGATCGAGCGGATGGCGGTCTGGGCTCCAATTGGAGCAGCATAAGCGTCGGTGGCTCGCTTCAAATTTCAAGCAGTACATGCGTTGATGTCACCGCTAGTCAACATGGTGTGTCCGTATGGACGGCGAACAATTTCGCAAACGATCAATTCGTGGAGGCGAATATAGCCGTAGCCGGCAGCTTTACAGGACTGGTCCTGCGCGGCGACGCGGTGGCGCGCAACTTCTATGTTTGCTATTTTGCTCCCGGTAACGCGACGACGTTCTATAGATGGGACGCTGGCAGCGCGAATCTTATAGGCAATATCAGTGGCAGCATTAGCCCAACGCCATCGGACGTGGTGAGGCTTGAGGTGAGTGGGACCACTTTCAGTTTTAAGGTTAATGGAGTTTTGCAAGGCACTCAGACCGACGCCACTTACGCGAGCGGCAAGCCGGGCTTTGACATCTTTTCGACTGGTCAGGCGATGGACAATTTCAGGGCTGGTCCGACAGTGTAGGAGGCTTAAATGGTTGTCTGGGTCCAAAGTGTTGTCCCTTGCGGGGTCGTGCCTTTCAGCAGTTATCAGGATGGGTCCTCGGGTGCGCCAGCCGGGCCAGCCCAATATCCGACCTTGTTCACATCGTCGATAGCTCTTTCGGGCGGCGATGGAGCGCCATATCCGATCCGCCCTCCATGGAAGGTTTCGGGCGTGGATTATGCCGTGGGAATCGACAGGTCCATATATCCGACCGACGCCAGATTGAAAGACCCGGGAGCGAATGCGGCGAACCTCATCGCGGCGCAGGGGTCCAGCAACGTCAGCTTCGCCGGAGGCGTGGTCGATGTCACAGGAAGCAATCAGATCATTGACGGCTACGATTTTTCGCTTCGTGGCTATGGCTTGCAGATTGATGGTCCCAACTGCACAATTTCCAATTGCAAGATTGTCACCAACACAGGGTCTTATAATCCTATCAGCGGAACGTTCACATTCACGGTTCTGAAATCCTATATCGATCAAGGAGGTTCAAACGGAATAATAGGGCAGGCTGTGATAAACGCTGGGCCGATTTTCAATGCTGGCACGCACACCATTCATTACTGCTACATCAGGAATGCCTATGCGGAAAGCATCCAAATCGGCAACGACATCACTGCGCCGTCCGGCCTCTCCATTGATATTCGGTTCAATCTTATCGAGAACGCTGGGATAGGATTTGGTCCCAGCTCTGGCGATGTCCATGGCGATTGGGTGCAGATGCAGCCACTTAGCACGGCGCAGGTCTGGCCGAGTCTAATCTGGAACTACAATACATGGTTGCAGTTTTTGCCGTTCGGCAGTACGAGCGCTGGGACTGGGGCCAGAACGCAGGGCATATCCTTTGCCCCGACGTTCGGAACGATCGGCTCCTATACGACCGATTACAATACCGTGGTCGGTACGTCGAACGCATTCGTCAGTTTTTTTACGACCGTCAATAATCAGCAGGTCAGTGGACACCAGTCCGTTAGCTACAACTATCTTAATCTCGCATGCCCGGACCTCGGCAGCCAGCCATGGTTGTTTGTTGCCAATGACAGTGGTCCCTACAACGACGTGACCTCGATTACGGGCAATCTTAATCTGGCCACCGGCAACCCCATGGTTCTTGGCGAAACTCCGCCATATACCTAGCGCCGGAGACGGGGATAGTCTTTACGACCATAACGGCTCGTGTTAAGAATTGAGCGCATTCTCAATTCTTTGATGGGCCGCATGACGCTGCTGACGCCAAATTTTTCCGACCTGCACAAGACCAATGGCGCAGCCGCGCCCCATATCATGGCGGCTCACGAGCCGACGCGGGAAGGCGAACAGCCCGCCACCTCGGCCACCAGCCCTGCGCAGTTGCAGACCCTTGGTGCACCGATCGGACCTCTCAAGATTGCCGTGATAGGGACCGCACCCTCGTCGCGCATGCTTGCCCCTTACAATGACCCATCGTGGAAAATCTGGGGCTGCTCGCCGGGCAATATGAACGCGTTGCCGCGCGTCGATGTCTGGTTCGAGCTTCATTCAAATCTTCTTTGGCCAGAACACGAGAGCTATGGCCGCCCTTATATCGAGTGGCTCAAGACGGTCAAATTCCCGGTCTACATGCAGGACCAATCGCTGGTTCCGAACGCGATGGTGTTCCCGATGATCGATCTGGTCGCGGAGTTCGGGCGCGACTTCTTCACCTCCTCATTCGCATGGATGATGGCGCTCGCGATCAAGATGGGCGCTACCGAGATCGCGCTCTACGGCATCGATATGGCGAGCCGAGATGAGTACATCCTGCAGCGGCCGGGGTTCTACTTCTTCAGAACCGAGGCGATGCGGCGCGGGATCAAGATTTCGGCTCCGCACGAGAGCGACATCATGCAGAGCCCGCCGCTCTATGCCTATGTCGACTCGACACCGCTCGGGCGCAAAATCCGCGCGCGCAAGACCGAGGTCCAGGGTCGCGTCACGCAGCTCGATCAGCAGCTCCAGCAATCGACGCAGAACAAGACCTATCTGCAAGGCGCGCTTGAGGACATCGACTACTTCGAGAGCATCTGGTCCGGCGCGATGGATGAGATCGTTCTGCTTCGAAGCGAGAACATGCAGCTCAAGCAAATCATTTCAGAGCGAGCAATCGCGCCGGCACCAGCGCCGGTTCCACTCGTTGCGCCGAGACCGCGTCGGCGACGCATGGTTGTCCAGGAGAAGGCGGCGGAGCCCACGACGGAGAGCCCAAATGGCTAACTATACCATCAGCAACTCGACCCTGACCGGCGGTTTTGGCGGCGTCAAGCAGGCCATGGCGACCACATTCAAGACCTACGTCATCGTCGGCGCGGGCTCGTCGAGCGAAACCAGCGGCGCGGCATCGGGCGGAGCGCCGACGCCCTACAATCCTCGGCGCGGCAAGATTTACGATATTCTGGTCGGTACCGACGGAACGCCGGCCGATCAGTTCATGACCTTCGATCTTGGCCGCATGACCGGGTTCGGCAGCACGGCGACCTCGGGTTATACCGGCTCGATCTCATCGGTCTCCTCGAACTTCGCGCTCGACGTCGCGGACGGCCTCATTCAGGCATGGACCACCGTCAACTCCTCGGTCGAGACCAACAATACGTTCAGCCAATCGCTGTGGAACGTCGGCGTCAACCAAAGAGCAAGCTACCGTTGGGTCGCCGCTCCGGGCTCGGAATTTGTCTATCCGGCCACGTCGTCCGCAGGTCTCGGCCTGCGTGCTCTGTCGGGCGGCTACACCGGTACCGTGACCGGCACCGTCATGTTCCAAGAGCAGTAATGCGCAGGCCGCAGGGATACGCGGTTATCACGTCCCCGGTGCCGACGAAAATCTACCTCGACGGCATCCGGTGCGAGGAGATGGGCGCGGGCACCTTCGAGGCGGACACGTTTACCTGCATCCATTGCAATCGCGGGATGCACGTCAAGGTCGGGGAAAAGACCAACGAGGAATATTTCTGCCGCAACTGCATGGCGCGTATCTGCCCGCCATGCGCGGACCATCCCTGCATCCCGTTCATGAAGAAGATCGAGGCGGAGGAGGAACGGGACAGACGGCTCCGCAGTTACGGCATTGGTTAAAGGACGAGTCTGGTGAGCAACCCGTTTCCTTCCGCCGTTGTCACGAGTGGCACGTTCAACTTCAACCCGACCGGCGGAGAGTTCATCCTCAATGCGTTCGACCGGATCGGCGTTCGGCCGCCCGAGATCGAACAGACCCAGATGCAGCGCGCGGTGATGGAGCTGAACCTCGCGCTGACCCGCTTCAATACCATGCCTGGGCAAAACCTCTGGACCATCGACCTGAAGACGATCCCGCTTGTCGCGGGCACCGAGACCTATTCGATTCTTCCCGAGACGCGGATGATTCTGTCGGCCTTCATTCGCTACTCCACCAGTCCCGCGCTCGATCGCTACATGTTCCCGATCAGCCGTGACGAGTATGCTGCGATTTCGACCAAGACCACGCAGGGCTTCCCATCGCAATACTGGTTCGACCGGCTCATTGCCCCGACGATCACGTTCTATCTCGTGCCTGACGGCGCGTTTACTTACAGCTTCATGTACTACCGCGCGCGGCAGATTCAGGACGCCACGATCATCAATGGTCAAAATCTCGAATTGCCACTCCGCTTCTTTGACGCCATCACCGCCGATCTCGCGCATCGTCTGGCGCGCATTTATCGTCCGGATCAGGAGCAGATGCGTAAGGCC